TATCGGCTTCGAGGCAGTTGATGCATTAGCTAGCGAGCTTGGTATTGATTACATCACCGACTGTGATGAGCGTTACCAAGGTTTCTATCGCGATGCTGCACAGTTTGCAGAGCAGTGGTATACTGAGGTGAACAATGCTTACATTCCTGATGATGTTGTTGTTGATTGGGAAGCAACCTGGGAGCGTAACTTACGTTATGACTTCACCGAATGTAGCGACGGTTCAACCTATCGTCCTATCCACATCTTCGCTGATAACTGAGGTTAACCTATGCAACGACAGAAACTAAAGGATGTCACATTCACGCTCAACGCTAAACCAATGCGTACGCTCTTGTGGTGTGACAAGGTACCAAAGGGTAAGCGTAACAAACCTGCTAAGATTAACGGCATTCAGCATCATGAAATCAGTGATAGCGTAGAGCATGTGTACTATCAACCACTCAACTAAGTGGCACACTACCACTTGCAAAACGCCTCAAGCTGTGCCATACTACATATGTCGGTGAGGGAAGCAAGAGCATCACCGCTCACAGCCACCTCACAAGCTGTCCACCTCACCACCCAAACCGCCTCACCACCTGCTATCATTAGTTCATGACTGACACGCTCAACCGCTCCCATCTCATCTCTGCTCTTTATCACGAGTATCAGTTTCTATGCCATGACGACTTCGATCCTGAGGTTGATCCTACTCCTGACGAGTACTTGCTGATGCTTCAACATCTCAGCGATGCCGAGCTTGTCAACGAGGCAAGTGCCGATGACTTAGACGAGTTCATTCGCCACTGGCTTTGACTGTTACACTAAGGCTAACTTGTTAGCTTTTCTGTAGCACTCAACAGCTACACCAATCCACTTACTTTCTTTTTAGATGTTTAACACCATCGTTCCTGTTCGTTCTTCTGATGCTGTATATTTCATGACTGCCAATCCTTTGACTGGTGTCGTTAACGTTACCTTCAAAGGTGGCAACAGCTACAAGTATAGCGGTGTTAGCCGTCGTGCTATCCTCAACCTTCTTGCCAATCCTAACATGTCTCTTGGCTTCTGGGTTAACGCTAACTGTGTGAATACTAAGCGTGCTAGTGTTGACTTCCGCTATGCAATTGCTGTCTGATAGTTGACAGTTACACTAAGCCACTTCGGTGGTTTTCTGTAGCTCTCACAGCTACGTTTCACATTCACACACGTTTAACATGTTCTTCCAACCTTCCAACTTCACCTCTTCCAACATTCGTTCTATCCGTCTCAATCCTTCTACTAACCAAGTGATTGTTCAATTCCTCAACAACGCTAAGACTTACCTGTACGATAACGTCAACGCTAACGCAATGACTGAGTTCTTCTTTGGTGATTATGAGTCGGTTGGTAAGTTTGTGAACGCTTACTGTAAGGGTAATCGTTACACTGTGATTGGTTGATCTTCTGTAGATTATACTAAAGCCTACGGGCTTTTCTATAGTCCTCAGTGGCTATGTCCTTTGCTTTTAACTAATGCTGTTCTACACTGAAGAACTTACCAAAGCTCTTGAAGAACGTTTCGATGACATAGACGAAATCTACGATATTGCCAACCATGGTTGTGCCATTGGTGTGTCTGGTTTTGTATATTATCACGGGACAACTAAGTTCTTCCATGAGTTTGAAGATGACGTGGAAGATGTATGTCATGACACACTTGGTGAAGACTTTATGGAGCAACTCTCCAAAGGTACGACTAGCATTGCCAACCTCATTCAGGTGATGGTTTGGCATACTATCGAGACGTATTGTCAACGAGTTATGAATGATGAAGAGGAGGCAAAGTACGCCTAATAGCTAACCCAAACGGGAATCACATTCATACTATCAAGGACGCAGCTAATGATTAGCAACACGTGCTACGAGTTAATCAACACATCACACGATCTCATCAAGTATTGGAAGCGTATCCTAGCTAACCCTGAGCTAGTGTTGTCTACTGTTGATCCATGGCATGAGTATCGTGAGAACCACGTAGATTACTATAGGTATCTTGCGTGGGCTGAAGATTACAATCAAAGTGAGGAGAATTATTAAATGATTAGTCAAGAAAATCGAGAGTTTGTTAACTTCTTGTTTGACAAACTTGTGTCTACTGTTGACACTGATATGATAGACTTGCATGACGATGATTCATGCTGTGATCACATTAACTTTGAACAACTAACTCTTCTTGATGACTGAATCTAACATCATCCTTGCTATTATCGGCTGTGTAGGCTTGTTGTCTACACTAGCTGTATATAGCCGAGCAAACACTGCATCTATTCGTTACGAGCGTTCACGTACTAAATGACTAAATCTAAAGAGTGGCTGATCTTTAACGCTGTTAAATGTTGGCTACATTATTGTGCAAACACAACAGAATACACTGATGAATATTACAAACTACGTGATGAATACGAGGCACTTATCAACAAGAATAATGAGGAGGTAGACAACATCAAGGACGCAGCTCCTAAACCACGTGCAACACGTAAACGTCCGTACGCTAAGTAATCCTTATGAGTCAACCACGTCTATACGAGGTGACCCTTAGTTCAGGTACCATACACTTATTGGCACCCGATTCTGAAACTGCTGCATGGATAGCTTTAGAATTGTCCCGTGAACAAGATGATGAACTAATCAATGTGAGGCAAGCTGATGAGTGGTAAACCGTATTTCCCAAACAACTGGCAAGAATACAAAGATGCTCCTGATGATGCATTCATCCCGCATACATTTGAGGAGATCATGTCTTGGAAGGTAGCAGGTTGGGAGCTACCAGCTTCTGTGTGTTGTATCATCCGAGCTACTACACCAAAAGGTAAAATCAAAGAGTATGTCTATCAAAAGCGTCATGCTGCTGAACAAAAGGTAGCAGCGTTGATGGACGAAGGTGCAGAGTTTGTTGTCTGCACTGATGAACAAATCCATTTTATTTCCTACGATCACGAGAACGAAGATGAGTCTGATTACGAGTGAACAATTCGATGAGCTTGCTGAGGACTATCCTGAGCTTGCACAGTTGATTCACATTCACGACGTTAAGGAGGATTGTATTGACGACACAAGCCGAGATTGATGCACAGATTGCGTTCGAGCGTGAAGCTATCTCACAGGGGCTACAGAAGCTACGTAAGAACACAAACGACTTAGAAGATAAGAGCTACGCTTCAGCTAGTGTATACGGTAACTCATCTATTGATGCACTGCTACCTAAGCTTTCTGAGTACATCGAAGAGACAACACATGATAGGTTGAAGCGTGGTACAGGGCATCAATTTCAACTCATTAAAACTTATGTAACACGTCTTGAGTCATCAGCATCTGCTGCCATTGCGTTAAAGATTACCTTTGATAAGGTATTCTCATACAAAGATAAAGCCAATCAACTTGTTAACGTTTGTGATGCCATAGGTAAAGCGGTTGAGGATGAGTGTCAAATCAGGCACTACGAAACTCATGCACCTGGGTTACTTGCTACGTTAAAGAAGAACTACTGGCATAAATCTATTGGTACCCAGCAAAAGATGGTGGTTATCCGTACCCTCATGAACCGCTACAACGTCAAGAAGTGGGAGTGTTGGGGGCGTGATAATCGCGTTAAGTTAGGTGCTTGGCTGCTAGATTGCATCATGGTGACTAGTGGTTGGTTTGAGAAGTTCATGCAACAAGAGGGCAAAAGCAAGGTACACTATGTCGTACCAAGTGCTCTTTTCATGGACATCAAGGACGCACTGATGAAAGAGGCTGAACTATTTAGTCCTCTTGCATGGCCAATGCTTATACCTCCAAATGATTGGACTAATGAGCAAGCTGGTGGGTACCTGCTGAACGAGGTGATGAGGGGTCATGATCTGGTGCGTCGTGGACATCACCCATGTATACAGGGGGAGAAACCACTGGAGTTTTTGAACAAGATCCAGAAGGTAGCCTACTGTTTAAATCCCTTCATTGTAGAAGTAGCTGAGAAGTTAGATGAGAAAGGAATTCAAGTAGGTAAATTTCTACCTATAATAGAACATCCTTTACCACCTAAACCTGTAGACATTGCAGAGAATGCAGAGTCTAGAAAGAGCTACAGAAGAGAGGCAGCTGAAGTAAGAAATAGACAAGCTCAAGAGTTTAGAAAGTCATGTAGAACTCGCATGACAATGGAAGCAGTAAAGAGGTTTAAGGATAAAGAGAAGTTTTATATTCCGTGGTCTTTTGACTATAGAGGTAGAGCTTATCCTATACCTGCTTTCTTAACTCCTCAAGATACAGACTTTGGAAAAAGTTTATTGAGAAGTTATGAAGAAGCCTACATGACTCCTGAAGCTGAGGACTGGTTAGCCTTTCAAGTAGCTACTACATGGGGTCTTGATAAAGCACCTATGAAGGAGCGACTGGAGTGGGTAGCTAACAATATCACATTCATCAGCCAACTAGCATTAGATCCTATTGGGCGTCTACCTGACTGGGAGCAAGCTGATGAGCCTTGGCAATTCTTAGCAGCTTGTGAGGAGTACTACCATTGTGTCGTAGTTTGTGACAGACAGTTCACTGGATTGTTTGTCGCTACAGATGCTACGTGTAGTGGTCTTCAGATCCTAGCAGGATTAGCAAGAGATAAGTCTACTGCTCAGCTTGTTAATGTCTTACCTAGTGATAAACCACAGGATGCATACAAGGTAGTAGCTGAGACTGCTAAGCCTTATTGTCCTGCTTCTATTCAACCTCACATCGACAGAAAGACGGTCAAACGAGTAGTCATGACCGTACCTTACAATGCTAAACCTTATTCCAATCGTGGGTATATCAAGGACGCACTAAAAGAAAAGGGTATTGAGATTGATAAGGATGATCTCACCAAGACTGTTACAGCAGTTAGAGACGCAATGAACGTTGTTGTTCCTGGTCCTATGGCTGTGATGGATTGGATTGAGAAGGAAGTCGGTAAGGCTATTGATAGCGGTAAGGAGTCGTTGACTTGGACTACACCATCAGGGTTTGTCGTTACTCAACGTCTAATGAAGAAACGTACAATGGATCTGCAGCTACAGCTGTTGGGTCGTTGTAAGGTACGTGTCGCTGTTGAGGATGACGATAAGGTGGACAAGCTACACCACAAGAATGCAACTGCTCCTAATCTTATCCACAGCCTAGATGCAAGCTTGTTACATTTGTCTACCCTACGCTTCAATGCCCCTGTTGCTTTAATCCACGATTCAGTATTGTGTCGTGCTACTGATATGTCTACTCTCAGTACACTTGTGAGAGAGACCTACATGCACCTATTTGCGGAGCATGATTACTTGAATGACTTCGCCCAACAGATTGGGGCGGAGACTGATCCACCGATCATCGGAGACTTAGAACCTGAGTCCGTGATCGAATCCACCTACTTTTTTTGTTAATGGCACAAACCATCCACGTTACCCAACAGCCTGTTGTCCTTGAAGGTTATCAGGCTGTACTGAAGCCCAGCAAGTTCGGTTACTCGCTTGGTGCTATTGTTGATCAAGGACTCATTGATAAGCTTGAAGAGGATCGTGCTGATACTCTCAAGTGGGCAGAGTCTAAACTGAAGAACCCGAAGCGTTCCACCCTTAAACCTGAACCCTGGGAGGAGGTGTCTGATGGAAAGTACAAAGTCAAGTTCAGCTGGAATGAGGAGACTCGCCCACCTGTCGTTGACACAGAAGGGACTCCTGTTACTGATCCCAACACGCCTATCTACAGCGGATCTACGGTCAAGCTTGCCTTCCGTCAGAAGCCATACATCCTCCGTGATGGTGTCACCTATGGTACAAGCCTCAAGCTTCTCGGTGTACAGGTTGTCACGGTTGGATCTTCTGCTGGTGTTGATACAGGAGATCTTGGTGAAACTGAAGTGGCAGCTCTCTTTGGGCAGACTAAAGGTTACAAGACTTCTGAACCTAACATCACTGCACCACCTGCTGAAATAGACGAGGATGATGACTTCTGATGCCTAGGTACCGTTCAGGTCTTGAAGAGAAGGTTGCTGATCTTCTCTCAAGCTTGAAGGTAGAGTTTGAGTACGAGTCCAAAAAGGTTCCTTACGTTCTTCAATGCAACTACACACCCGACTTTCTTTTACCGAATGGTGTCTTCTTAGAAACAAAGGGACGCCTGACGGAGGAAGACCGAAGGAAGATGATAGCAGTGAAGAAAGCGAATCCCGACTTAGATATTCGGTTCGTCTTTCAAGCACCCTATAACAAGATCTACAAAGGATCGAAGACTACTTATGCGAAGTGGTGCGAAAAGCATGGCTTCCAATACTGTTCATTTCATTCCATCCCACTTGAATGGCTAACGTAGAATACGGCACAGCTGATTACTATGCTGAACACTTCAGTGATTGGCTAGCTGATATTGATGCTACCAGACCTGAAACCGTAGATAACCTACTTGAAGGTTTCTACCGAGCAATTGATTCCTGGTTTGATTATCACGATGCACAAGCACGCGAATACGCAAAGCTCCGAAAGCGAGTTCGTGAGGCACTTGCCGTGTGATGTGTGCGGCAGTAGTGATGCCAACAGTCTTTATGATGATGGGCATACCTACTGCTTTTCTTGTAATACCTACGGACACACTGAAGAAGATGTCAATCACATTCACACAAACATGTCGTCAGTCACCATACGTGGTACAGCAACCAGACTAGCAAAACGCAATATCTCCGAGAAGGTATGCCAACAGTATAAGATCTATCGTGATGGTGACCTACTGAGGTTCCACTACTACGATGAGAACGGCACCCTGATTGGGTGTAAGACTAAGACTAAAGACAAAGACTTCTACTATGAAGGACAATCCCCTACCTGCCTCTTTGGACAACATTTGTTTCCCGCCTCTGGAAAACGAGTCGTTATCACTGAAGGAGAACTCGATGCGGCTTCATGTCAAGAAGCTATGCCGGGGTGGCAGATGGTATCTCTACCTAGCGGTGCCGCAGCGGCAAAGAAGTCGATTCAACGGGCTATCCCCTGGCTCCAGGGTTATGAGGAGATTGTCTTGTTCTTCGACAATGACGAGGCAGGCCGTAAAGCAACGGAGGATGCGGCAAGCGTCCTACCACCTGGCAAGACGAAGATCGCAAGACTGGAGAATTATAAGGATGCATCAGATGCCCTACAAGCCAATGACTCTCAAGCAATTCGTGAGTCGATATGGAATGCAAAACCTTACCGTCCAGATGGAATCGTAGACGGTAAATCCCTTCTAGATCTAGTTACAACACCTACACCACCAGCAGATCATGACTATCCATTTCAAGGAATCCAAAGCAAACTACACGGGATCCGGTTTGGAGAACTTGTTACAATCACTGCTGGATCTGGTATCGGCAAGTCCAGCTTCTGTCGTGAACTCGCAACTCACCTGTTACGTAACGGCGAACGGGTCGGTTACTTGGCTCTTGAGGAATCCAACCGTCGTACAGCTCTCGGACTGATGTCCGCAGCAGTTGGTAAATCACTACACATTGGAGAACATGACCGTTCAACACTAACCAAAGCGTATGAGGATACACTTGCTAAGTGGAATCTCTTTCTCTTTGACGGCTTCGGATCCTTTGATCCAGACCTCATCTACAATCGTATTGAGTACTTAGCAACAGGTCTTGATACAAAGGTAATTTTCCTCGATCACCTCAGTATCTTGTTGTCTGGTCTTGATGGTGATGAGCGCCGTATGATTGATACAACCATGACACGATTACGTTCTCTTGTGGAGCGTACTGGTGTCGCTATGTTCCTTGTCTCACACCTTCGGAGAACATCTAGTGACCAAAACCACGAAGAGGGTGCACGCGTCACTTTGGGACAGCTGCGAGGATCTGCGGCCATTGCACAACTCTCTGACGGAGTTATTGCACTCGAAAGAAACCAGCAGAGCACATCTGGTGGAAGTGACACAACTGTGCGAGTCCTTAAGAATCGCTATTCTGGCGAGGTTGGCATCGCGTGCCGACTGAGCTATGATCTAAACACCTGTAAATTCAATGAAACTCAAGCAGATGAAGAGTTCAACCCAAGCACCGACTTTTAAACGTCCCAACCCTCCTACTCCTGAGGCAGTAGCACGAGCACAATTTGTTGATAAGACCTATGTCTGGAAAGGCGCTGCTCCGAAGGCTCAACCTTCTTGAGTTGATGATCTTCATTACAAATATCTTTATTGTTGCTGGAGTTATCCGCCACTGGAATGACGTTAATTTTTGACTTAGAATCAAACGGTCTTGTTCATGATGTTACCTGCATCCACTGTCTTGGTATCTATGACACAGAGACCAACGAAACTCTTGTCTATAATGATGAGGGTAATACTGAACCACTTACAAGGGGTATTCAACGTCTTGAAGACGCAGATCTTATTGTGGGTCATAACATTATCAATTACGATATTCCTGTTATCCGTAAGCTCTATCCTTGGTTTCAAAACGTGGGTAGGGTTCTGGATACTCTGGTCCTTAGCCGTACTTGTCACGCTGATATTCTGAAGACAGATCAAAAGCGTAACTGGAAAAACATGCCACTTCAGTTGTATGGTCGCCATAGCCTAGAAGCTTACGGCTATAGACTGGGTGAATATAAAGGTTCCTTCGGTAAGAACACCGACTGGAAAGAGTGGAGTCAGGAGATGCAAGACTATATGGTACAAGACGTTGTTGTTACTACAAAACTTTGGAAACATTTTCAACCATACCTGAATGGATCACGCTAGAACATCGCGTTGCTGAAATCCTTACAGAGCAAGAACTTCATGGATGGTACTTTGATGAGCCTACTGCATGGGAACTTGAATCAACTCTCCGACGAGAGCTTGAAGAGCTTAATAAATTATTACGCCACAGGTACCCTTACGTTGCTGGATCGGAGTTTACTCCTAAGAGACCTAACAAAACACAAGGATATGTCGCCGGAGCTACTTTCACTAGACTGAAAGAGTTCAGCCCCTCCAGTAGAGACCACATCTCCTGGGTGATGCGAACACATCACAACTGGAAACCTGGTAAAACTACCAACACTGGTAAAGCAGTCATTGATGAGACGGTACTCAAAGACATAGGCACAGAGGAAGCTCTGCAGTTCTTTCGTTGCTTTGAGTTAACCAAACAGCTTGGTATGTTATCTGAAGGTAACAATGCTTGGCTCAAACTTGTAAGAAACAATCGTATTCATCACCACTGTTCTGTAGCCACGAATACATTTCGATGTGCTCACCGATCTCCGAATCTTGCACAGGTACCAAGTGATCTTGAATTTAGAAAACTATTTCGTGCTAGCCCTGGCTATGTCATGGTTGGTGCTGATCTCGCAGGCATTGAACTTAGAATGCTCGCACACTACCTTGCCCGATATGATGGAGGCAGGTACGGAGATGTACTTCTCAACGGTGACATACATCAAGAGAATGCAGACAAGATCGGAATCTCACGTCGTCTAGTAAAGACTGTAACCTATGCCTTTTTGTACGGAGCCGGTGACAACAAGATCGGACTATCTTATGATGCACAACTATCGCCGCAAGCCGCTAAAAAGAAAGGGGCTGAGATACGTCAAGCTTACATGGATGCAATTCCTGGACTTGAGAAACTGGTTACTGCGGTTAAGTCCAAGGCGGAATCTGGTTACATCAGTTTGTGTGACGGTCGCCGCTGCGCTGTTGATGGTAGCCACAAAGCCCTTAACTACTTACTCCAAGGGAGCGCGGGTATTGTAGCTAAACAGTGGATGATTCACATTCACAACACAATC